AGGATAGCGCCTTGCGGATGCGCCAGTCGTCTCCGTTCGGGATCATCTCAGCGGCTCCGGTATCTCCCTGCCCATGTCGCGGCAGATTTGACGGGCCTTTTCGACAGGGTCAGGCGTGGGGCGCTTGGTGTAGCGGAGGTGCTCGACGACTACGGGCTTGCGTTGAAAGATGGCGAAGAGGTTCATGGCGCATCCCCTGCGGGGATCGCGCTGGCGTCCTGCGGACCAAGCCCTTCGGTCTTGGCCGTTCCGGCGCTCATCGCTTGCGCGACGTGCTGTGCGAGCGCGGTATTGAAGCACCAACAATTGCCATCGTGGGGATAGGCGCACTCAAAATCGCCGCCGCAGCCATATTCCTTGGCCTGAATTGCCCGATAGCGTTCGCCCAAGCGTGCGGTGTCTGCGGCCTCACGCTCCCACGCGCTAGGGATGCCACTCCGCGAAGACGCGATAGCGGCTGAGGCCGTAGGCTGGCAGCCCGACCCCGAAGGGGTAGCGCCCGTCATGCGTCACCGCCCAGCACAGCGCGAATATCCTTCTTCCTGATGGTATCGGGAGAGTTTGCGAGCTGTTCTATGGCTTCCAGTTTACCGCGAACGGTCTGGAGAGCGTCGGCGCAGCGGGAGTGGGCGGCGGTGATTTCCCCGTTGATGCGGATCGTTTCGAGGCTGTCCTGATCGGCCTCGAAAATGGCGCGGCTGTAGTCGGCGAGCTTTCCGCTCGTCACCACGGCACACGCGAAGAACCCGACGACACCGCCCCCTATGGCGGATACGGTGATGAGGATAAGGTCGTTCATGCTGCACCGCCAGACGTGACGTCTGCTTGCTTCTGGTCGGACGCCGCAGGCTCCGGTTCGGCAACAGCGTGAACGAAGGTCAGCTTTTCCTGTTCGCAATAGCGTCGGAATGCGGCCTCATGAAGTTCGCCCGGAAGCATCGTAATGCTGTGGCCGACGGTTCCGCCCTTCCATGAACCCTTGCGCTTGCCGACCTCGGACGAGAACGACAGATCAAGCGAGCGTTCGATACGATTGCGCCCGATGAACAGCAGGCGGAAGATGCCCTTGCCGCGCTTCCATTCGCGTTCTTCAATCCGGGTCGTGGCGACAATGCGCTCTCCGTCGAAATCATCAAATGCAAACCGACGGACCGGACACGCCTCTTGGATGGCGTATTTAACGGTCCAACCGTTCTTGCTTCGGAAACCCCATTCGGGAAGGTCCGCGAAATGGTCACCCTCTAGATCGTAGAGACTGTGGCGGATGCAGTTATGCTCGCGCCACGGATAGAACCAGACCTTGGATTTGCTCCCCGGCCATTCATTGGTCTGCTCGCCATAGTGGAAATGAACAGCCCCATCGAATATCGAGAAACCGTAGTCGCGACGATGCTGGTCCCAATAGCCCTTATACGGGCTGCCGGTGTTCCAGTGCGAGGTATCGACCCAGCGGCGATAGGGCTTGATAATTTCCGGCAGCTTGACGGCCAGTGCGTGCCCAAAGGCGCAAACGCGCACAACGTTGTGCGCCGTATCCTCATCACCGCCAGTCGCGAGCGAGATGCCCGTCGTGCGATAGCTTCCCAGTTTCGAGAACATGAAGCGCCCAAAATAGCGATCCTGATCGCTGTATCGGCCGATGCCTATCCAATGCCGGTTCATGCTGCCATCCCTTCGATCTCTGCAATCACCTCTGCGAGCCGCGCCTTGAGCGCGCGAAGGTCGGGGAGCATCCCCAGCTTTTCGGAGTGGATTTCACGGATGCCGCCGGGGCTGGCGGGGTCGCGCGCCTCTGCAATGCGAAGCGCCGCGCGGTTGACCAGCGGCAACAAATCCGTGACATTTCCGGCGTTCAGTGGCATAACAAAGCCACCGATCAGCCATGCGAACGGATCGAGCGTCGAGGGGCCGTAAGCCTCGCCAAGGCGCTTCAAGTAGGTCGGCGACAGGTCGGCCTTCTTGTTCGCCGCGTTGCTGATCGTGCCGAGCGAAACGTCGATGGTATCGGCGATCTCGACAAGCGTCTGGCCATGGTCCCGCTGGATGTTGAGCAGGATTTTCGCCACCGCCGAGCGATAAGCCTCTGTTTCCTCGACAGCGTTGACGCGCAATACGTTAGGCGCGGTTGTCGCCATAAGAACCTCCATGAAAGGACCGGAACAGGAAGGGCATGGCGATGGTGCCGAGCCCGTGGCGAGCAACGCCGATGAAAACGAGGCGACCAGCATCGGCGAGATTATCGCCAGCTTGGTTGCAGAACTCGGAGCCGACAGAGCATGGCTCTGGAATAACGAGGTGCGATTTGGGAGCCGGGCCAGTGGACGACCCGGCTCCCTCTCGGTGGTGCGACCCAACCGAACTGTTGGTTTTGCCGACGATCATGCGGCGTGCTTTCGCGTGCGCGAAGCGGCGGACGACCACGCATGAATACGCTGCTGCAACTGTGTCATGCTGCAAATTTGCCAGTCACCCATCTTGCCGTTTTGAATGACCCGGATGGCTCGGCACGTCATGTGCTGTGGGTCGCCGGAGACGATGACGGCTTTGATTTTGGGCGACAGCTTCGTCAGGCGCTCGAAATAGATGCGCTGGCCCGTAGGCACCTCTGTGACGGATGCGCCCTTCCACTCGATGAACAGGAAGTGCCCGCCAATCTCGACCGTGGCGTCAACATCGGTGAGCGCGATCCTGCCGGGGAAGCATCCGGCAAATTGCTCGATCTTCGGACGATGCACGACATTGTAGCAACCGCTGGCGGCGCAATTCCAACGCATGGGATTGTAGCCAGCGGGCAGGCTCATTTCAGCACCTGCACAACGAAGCCGATGGTCGAGAAAACCGAATGAAACTTCTCGATGTCATCGCCGAAATAGAAGAATGCCTGCCCCTGCGTCGGCGCGGCCTTCTCGCCGGTCGGGCTTTCAAATCGGATGCGCCCTTTGGTGAAGCAAATGGCGTCGGCCTCTTGCGCCGCCTGCTGGAACCAGCGCGTATCGGTGTAATTGTGTGTCAGCACGATCATTCGGTCGACCGCGCCACTCTCGAATTCGTGGCAGGCCTTCTCGATAAACTGCCCAATGGCGGGCTGCGCGTAAGGCGGGTTCAGCCAAACCGAGCCGTGCCAGCTAAGCGAGAGGCCATCGTCATCTTCGGTGTAGATCGCCTTGGCCCCGACGGTCTCGTTGGCAATCAGGCTGGACGCAGGATCAAGGTCGAAGCCGCCGAGCACCGAACGGGCCGCGTCGATATATTCGGCGGGCGTGTACCATTCGTTGTTTCCGGTGAAGCTGGTGCGATTGACGATTCCGTTTTCGCGAATGTCCTTCGCGGCCTCGCGAACGGCGGACGGCCCCGCCTCGACGATAGCCTGCTGATCCTCGACAGGCAGCTTCGCGACTTCGGCGGCGGCGGACACGGAAACCGTGCCAGCATCGACGGCAGCGACAAGATCGGGGGTGCCGTGGTCGATGACTTTGGCGGCATTTGCCACCGTGCGAGTGGAAACGTTCAGGGTCTCAGCGGCGCGCTCACGATCAACATGCAAATTTGCATCTTGGTTCGATTTGCGATCCCCGCCATGGCTATGAGTTTCCAGCCGCTTAGCCACCATCGCCCGCTGGCTTTCCGTCAGGTGCCGACGGCGAAGGTTGAGCGAGATGACATAGCCGAGCGGATCGTCACCGGAATATTCGGTGCGGGGGTAGTCGATCCCCAAGTCGCGGGCGGCCATGTAGCGATTGCGTCCGTCGAGAATCTGGTTCTCGAAAAAGACGATAGGCTCGCGGATGCCGTTCGCGGCGATGTCAGCTTTCAAATCGTCAAACGCGGGGCCTTCGATCCAGGGGAACAGTTCGGAATAGGGATGCCATTTGACGCCAACCGACGGGACGCGCTCAAGCGTTTCGATACCGTCGTTCATGCGGCGCGCTCCTGCGATGAGGCCGGATCAAAAAAGCCATCTGGAAGTGGCTGGCGCTTTTGCTTTGCAAGCTGCGCTACAGCGGGGCGAAAGCGCCAAGGCACGCCGCGCTTCGTCCAATTCGACACTGCATTGCTGGCAACGCCGAGATGATCCGAAACTGCGCCGGTGCCGCCGAGGCTATCGATCAGTTCTTTCCACATGCCGCCTTGTCACAGATTGTGACTAGAAAAGCAATACCCCAATCTCACATTCTGTGCGGGGACAGCAAACTGCTGCCATGGCAGTCTGTGATAATGGACGACGATCAGACAGATAAGAACGGCGGCCCCAACTTTTTGAGGCAATGGCGCGAGTATCGCGGGCTCACCCAAGAGGAGCTAGCGGCGAAGGTGGAAACCAACGCCAACATGATTGGCTACCTTGAGGGGGGCAAGCGCGGGCTGTCTGCAAAGTGGCTGCGAAAACTAGCGCCTGCCCTCGATACCGCTCCGGGCATGATCCTGGACCACGATCCGCATTTGCTTGACACCGACATTGTTGAAATCTGGATGACGGCGAGCAATAGGCAGAAGCGACAACTTGCCGAAATCGCCCGTACGATCCTAAAGACAGGCACGGACGGGGATTAATCAAAGGCGGAGGGGTTATGGCAGGCGACGGGGATTGGTTCTGGCCCTTGGCTGGGGCAGCACTGCTTGCGTATTTAGCATACGACAAATGGCTTGCAGATGATCCCCCGCCGAAACCGCCAATTCCGTTTTACGAACCATTCCCGGAAGGTCCTCTTGCCGAGTTAGAGAACGGCACCGTTTGGCGGATGGCGTGGGGCACGGTTAAGGGCCCGCGCACGGCGAGGCTCGCATGGGTGCGCGCCGATCACAGCAAGAACAAGGATCAGAAGGCGCGGGAAACCCTGACGCTATACCAAATCAACTGTGACACGACCGGCTACCGCACTCTTACCGTCGTCGATTACGACAAGGACGGCAAGGTTCTCCAGAAATGGGGTGAGGCTACATTTAGCAAAGACTTCGACTATGGCCCGCCGGGGAGCAACATCTCTTACGTCACAGACGGTGCCTGCCTTCCCAGATTCGACTCGAAGGAGCCGACCGCAATCCCGCCGCCGACAGCGATAAAATAGGCCCACGAATCAGTCGCTTTCACAGGTTGCGAGATTTTTTCTCACAAATTGTGAATTAGGGGCTAGACATTTAGATCACAATCTGTGACAACTGCTTCACCAACCAGTGAGGCAGACAATGACGCACCCCAAAGAATATCGCGGCTGGAACGTCCACTACGACAATCCGCCGATCCCGCTCCGATCGATGGACTGGAGCGCGACCTCGCCCGACTATGACGTCGATTGCGACGAGGACGGCTTTCACGTCTGCGCTGGTCAGCAGGTCCATGCTGCGACCTATGACGCGCTGATCGCAGAGATCGACGCCGCTATCGAGGAGATGGCGGAATGACCATCGCCACCAAGATCGCCGCCCAGCTCGCCGCAGAGATCGGCAAGCCGCAGAACGCTGACCTTATCGAGCGCCAGCTTGTTCAGGACGGTCGCCTGTCGCGCATCCTCTCGGGCTACCCGCTCTATAGCCGCCCGCGTTCCGATGAACCTTGCCCCTGCTGCGAAGGTCGCGGCACCGTCCCTCCCGCTGGCAATCGCCCCTACTTCGACCGTGAGGAAGTCCTCTGTGTCGAGTGCGATGGGACGGGAGCAAGCGCATGAGCCCCGACCTGATCGCCTTTCTCAAGGCTTGGTATGAATGGGCTACCAATGGGGCGCCGCAAAATGACCCTTTCACACGGGGGACGGGCCTCTGTTGGAACGCGGGAATATGGCAGGGGCGCACCGGATCGTATGTGCATGGCGATCTCACCTCCAGCTTTGGCGGAGTCCGTTTTCCGTTCGGCGAAGATGACTACGATGACCGCGCCGGCGCTCGCACCCAACACGAATGCCCCAAGCGCCTCGCATGGGTCCGTGAACGGCTGATCGAGACGGGGGAGCTTGCGGCATGATCCGCCCGCTTTCACCGATCGCCGCCCGCTGCACCCCTGTCGATAGCGACCTCATCCGCACCATGACGGAAGCGGAATGGCGAGCCTTTGTCGCTGGGAAATATCCCGACTTCGACGGGGACGCGGACGACTTCACCAGCGGCCCGCCGCATCCTGCCCTTACACCGGAGAACGAACAGTGACCAAGACTCTTGAGAAAATCGAAGTCCGCAACCTCTGGACAAGTCGTGTCCAGTTCACCGCCGAGGTCGAGGTAACCGAATGGATGACGCCGCGCCTCAAGCTGGGGATGGCGGTTCAATGGGCGCGCGACAACGATGCCAACCTGAGCGGTGCCGACCTGCGCGATGCCGACCTGCGCGATGCCGACCTGAGCGGTGCCAACCTGCGCGATGCCGACCTGAGCGGTGCCAACCTGCGCGATGCCAACCTGAGCGGTGCCGACCTGCGCGATGCCAACCTGAGCGATGCCAACCTGCGCGATGCCCCCTTCAAAATCCCCAACATCCACACCGCCATCTATGAAGCGGCCAGCCAGCCCGGTGCGCTCAAGATGGAAACGTGGCATTGCGGCACATCGCACTGCCGTGCCGGTTGGGCTGTTACATTGGCGGGCGATGCTGGCAAGGCGCTCGAATGGGCGATTGGCACACCCGCAGCCGCGGCAATGATCTACCTTGCCAGCGATCCCAAGATCGAGCGCATCCCCAACTTCTACTGCGGTAATGCCGAGGCGCTGGAGGACATGAAGCGCCTTGCCGAAGCTGAAAGGGCGGCGACATGAGGCGCATCCGCAACACCCGCCCGATCCAGATCATCCAGTCCACCCCCAAGGCTGAGCAGGCATGGTTCTGGGTATCTGCTGCGTGCCTCTTTGCTGCTGCCTTTGGTGCGGCGCTGATCCTGTGACGAAAGGAAACGACATGAACGCTCCGGCTAAGGTGGCCGCAACTGGTCCGGCAGTCTATTCGGCGATTGCAGCCATCCAAGAAGAACTGTCGCGCGTCGGCATTTCCAAAGACGGCGTCAACAGCCAACAGAACTATCGCTTTCGCGGCATCGATCAGGTCTATTCAGCCCTATCGCCGCTGCTCGCCAAGCATGGTCTTTGCGTCCTGCCCCGCATGGTCGATTGCGCCCGCTCCGAGCGCGTTTCGATGAAGCCTGGATATAACGGCGGACCTGCGAAAGAAAGCGTCCTGTTCTACGTCACCGTGACGGCGGAATTTGATTTCGTCGCTGTCATCGACGGATCGACGCACACCGTTCGCACCTATGGCGAGGCGATGGACAGCGGCGACAAGGCCACGAACAAAGCCATGAGCGCCGCCTACAAATACGCCGCCTTCATGGCGTTCGCAATCCCGACGGAAGGCGATAACGACGCTGACGCGACGACGCATGAAGTCGTGCGCGGGATGCCAGACGACGAATACAAGCGACTGACCGCCAAGATGAAAACCGCTGGCGTTGACGAGGACAAGCTCAAGGAGTCCTTTGGGGTCGATAACCTCCGCGCCCTCAATCAGGATCAGTACGGTCTTGCGATGCGCCGACTGGACAAAACGATAGCCGACAAGGCCAAAGCGCAGACCAACGAACAGGCCAAGGGCTTCGCGGACGCCGACGAAATGGAGTTTGCGCGGTGACGATCAGCAACAACCCACCCGCCGATGCAACCTTTGGGATGCATATCGACGACCTATTTTCGATGCTCTCCAATACCCTCGCAGGGGGTACGGTGGACAGCGACGAGAAAGAGGCTGCCATCGACGCCCTGATGGACGACTTTCGCAAGGCGTCCAAGGATGCCGATAAGGCCCGCGCCGCCGAGAAAAAGCCCCATGACGATGCTGGCAAGGCTGTGCAGGCCAAGTGGAAGCCCGTCATCGACAAGGCTGATCGCGGCGTCACCGAATGCAAGTCGGCGCTCACCCCATATCGCATCGAAAAGCAGCGTATCGCCGACGAGGCCGCCCGTAAGGCCCGCGAGGAAGCCGAGGCGAAGCAGGCTGCGGCACAAGCCGCCCTGCAGCAGTCCGATGACCTCGAAAGCCGATTCCAGGCTGAGCAGGAATTGGAACAGGCCAAGAAGCTGACGGCGGTCGCGAACAAGATCGATCGCAGCGCAACGGGCCTCCGCACGTCATGGGAGGCCGAACTGACCGACAAGACCGCGGCGCTCCGGCACTACCTCAAAACGCAACCGGGCGAGTTTGAAACGCTCATCCAAACCCTCGCTGATCGGGACGCTCGCGGCGCACGCCCGCCTGTTCCTGGCGTCCTGTACCATGAAGTGAAGAGGGCGGCATGACCCTTGCCGAACGAGCCCGCATGGCAACCGCCGTTCGTGTGGAGGCCCGCATCGCACGGCAGCGTGAGCTTGGCCGCCTGCTGCGTGAGGGCATGAACCTCAAGCGCGCCGCCCATGCTGTGGGCTGGTCCTATCGCAGCGCAAGGCGCTGGCGTCGTCGGGAGGCTATTTGATGCTGCCTCGCGCCATCCCCAAGCCCCCGAAGCGCTCTACCCGCTGGCGGTCGCAATCGCACTGCAATTTTGTCCGCAGCCGCGTCTGCTCGAATTGCGGTGAGACTGCTGGGATCGAGGTTGCGCACGTCCGGTTGGGTAGCGGAACCGGCGCTGGCCAGAAACCGGATGACTGGCGCACCGTCAGCCTGTGCCGAGATTGCCACCGTAAGCAGCACGAAGTCGGCGAGCGCACCTTTTGGCGAGGTCGCGACGTGGAGGCTCTGATCGATGCTTTCTGCCGCGCCAGTCCGAAAGCGCGAGAGATTGCCGACGCCAAGCGGGAGCGTGAACATGCATAAGATCATCCTCGCCGGGGCCGAACAGCGCCAGCGCGCTCAGAAGCTCATTCTCCGCGCCCCTGACGGCTATGTCGTGTCGATCAGCGAGCCCAAGCGGACACTCGAACAGAATGCGAAGATGCACGCGATGCTGACCGATATTTCGCTCGCCAAGCCTCAGGGGCGAAGCCTCAGCCCTGACGTGTGGAAGGCTTTGCTGATGCATGAGGCGGGCTTCAAGTGCACGTTTGAACGGTCGATCGACGGAACCGGCGTCGTCCCGCTTGGCTTCAAGTCATCTCGTCTGCGCAAGGCCGAGTTCTCCGACTTGATCGAAGCAATGTACGCATTCGGTGCCGAGCACGGTATCGAGTGGAGTCAGGCGGAGATGCCGCAATGACCAAGAAAATTGCGGACAAGGGCGCATCCGAAGCCTTTCTTCGCGCGCATGTCGAGCACGGCGGGGACGAATGTCTGGATTGGCCGTATGGGCTAAGCAGCAAGGGCTATGGGCTGGCTGTGATCGACGGAGTGCAGAAGCCCGCCTCTCGGTGGATGTGCATTCTCGCCCACGGCGAGCCATCCCCGCCGCGGGATCAGGCGGCTCACGAATGCGGGCGCCCTATCTGCGTGAACCCCCGCCATCTCCGTTGGGCCACGCACCGAGAGAACATGGCCGACAGGCGCCGTCATGGCACAGAGAACATCGGAGAGCGCAATGGCAGAACCACGCTCACCGAGGAGGATGTTCGCGCCATTCGAGCAGCCCCGCCCAAGCTAGCGCCACTGATGGAACGCTATGGGCTGAGCAAGCACGGTGTGTCGAAAATTCGTAGCGGCAAGCGTTGGGCGCACGTCCGATGATTGCCGAGCATCGCATTCGCTGGTCGGAGCCTCAGTCTCTGGCCGCCTAGATCACCACCGCAGCGAGCAGCGCAATCCCGGTCCAGTGCTCGCGATATAATGGACTGGGGAAAGGAACCCGAGAATGAAGTCCAAGACCCATCGTGACCGCATGGATTATCGCCGGGAGCAGCAGCTCGCGCGTAAGTCCGACTTTTACACCCCGCCTCTCGCGAACGTCGGCCGCGACCACCCCGACTATGGCCTGCATCCCCACAAGCACGCTGAGAACAAAGCGCGGAGGCTCGTATGACCGCCCCGTCTTTCCGCGTCGTGCCGGGCCTGTTCGGCATCGTGTTCGACCGCGCCGGTACGTTTGCCGCGATGAACGATGCACGCGCATTCCTCAAGGGGGCAGGCTTTTCGCTTGGACCCTCGCAGAGAGGCGCGCCGATCGCTTGCATGTTCGGCGACTGGAGCGTTTCCAAGTGGCGGAATCTCAGTCACGATGAGCGCCGCGAAGTGCACGCCACCCTGACCGGCGATGGCCGTGAGGGCCCGCTGACATTCCGGCTCCTGCCTGCCGCTCCTGACGGCTGCATCGCCGCCCTTCGCAAAGCCACGGAAGGCCAACCAGCATGACCCGCCTTCTCTACGCCCTTGGTGGGAGGTACGTGTCGTGAGCGCGCAGCACACTCCGGGCTATCGCATCACCGCAGATGGTCGCGTTTTTTCTGTGGAGCACAATTGGCGTGGGTATGGCGAACGGGAACTTTCCCAGGTTCCGCATAAGGACGGCTATCTCACCGTCCGCTTGACCGTGGATGGAAGGCGAAAGCGATTTGCAGTCCATCGGCTCGTTGCCGGGCAATTCCTGCCGCCGCGACCATCCCCATCCCACCAGGTACGCCATCTCGACGGCGACAAGACGAATAACCGCGTCGGCAATCTCGCTTGGGGGACGGCGAAAGACAACGCCGATGACCGTGAGATGCATGGTCGCACCTCGCGCGGCGAGGCACATGGGGCCGCTATCCGAGCCAATCTTTGGAAGTCCGCTCATCCCAATCATTTCAAGATGGAGAGGCGCTATGCCTGAGACAAAATGGACGCCGGGGCCGTGGTTGGCTGAGCCCGCCGACATGTTCGGTGATCACAACATCGTGCTTAGCGACGGTGAAGATCGGCGCGCGGTAGCGGCGGTGGTCAGCAACATGCGCGATCCGTCCGAAGTCGCCGCCAACGCCCGCCTGATCGCCGCTGCGCCAGATATGCTGGAGGCCCTAGTTTTCATAACCGATGAGAACGCTCCGTACAGCGCGACACAGGCATGGCGGGACCGCATAGTGGAGGCGCGAACCAAAGTCTGTGCCGCCATCGCCAAGGCTCGCGGAGAAACGCCATGAACCGCAAATACGGCATCGGCGCCGTCACCAAATACTCCGACAACTGGCATCCCCGCACCGCTTCCGCATGGCAGCGGGAACGGACGAGAGGCGAAATCCTCCCGATGCTCCCGGATCAAAAGCCCTTCTTCTCAAGGATCATGGGACTTGTGGGGAGGGGGCGGTGAGCGAGTACGTCATTGAGGTTGTCGAGGATCGGCCTGCGAGCGGACAGTGGCATTGCGGCCCGAACGCTGCTTGGGTGATCGTGACGCACCTGCCGACCATGATCAGCGCTCGCGCGTTCGACCAGTACCACCACAAAGCGCGAGAATCCGCCTTCGCGTGCTGCCAGATGATGGTTGAGCAGTCGCGGTTGCTGAAATGCCAGTTTCCCGAACGTCTCGCCCTCCCCACCCCGGAGACCCGCAATGCCTGACTATACTGAAAGGGAGGGTGGCATATGACCTTCACCATCGATTTCGGCTGGTGGCTTTTGCCGTTGGCTCTGACGATTGCCGCATGGTGGCCGACGATCCGCTACCAACCGTCGACACGAGGCTATCCAGATATCGGCGGGGCATTGATCGCGCTGGCCTCTATGTTGGGCACCTGCTTCGTTTGGATGCTCTATTTCGGCATCGGGTGGGCGCTGTCATGACCGCTGCTGAGCCGAACTACGCGGCGGAGATGAAGCTGCCAGAGGCCATGACGTGCGCTGACTGCAAGCACGGCCCGCGCTGCGATGCACTATTCGGTGCCGTCCGAAAAGGCTTCACGTCCTGCGACTTCTGGCCGTCCCGTTTTGTCTGCAAGGCCTGTGGCAACAGCGGCTTTGTCGAATGCCCTGCGGCTTACGATGGCCGCCATGAATGCGAGTGCGTGTCATGACCACCCCTGACTCTACTGCACGCTCGGACTCTGCCTTGGGACACCCTGATTTCATGGCGTTGCCTGACGGCCCGGGCCCTCGTGAACCGAGCCCTTCGGTCTCGGCCCTTCGGGCTTCGGTCCCTAACGCGGGAGATTATCGCCCACCTGCTCGCAGGTTTTACGAAGGCGACGGCGGCTGGAATGACGGTCGCCTTGGTCAAGCCTACGACCTCATTGCCTTGGTTATCGCGGATCGGGGTGAGCAGTCTTACCGCCACCCGCTGCTTGCCGCTGTTGAGGCCTACGACATCGAAGGAAAATTAGCATGACCGATGAAATCGCGACATGCCCGCGCTGCGGCACACGCCACAAGGCCGATGGCTCTGATACAGCGGGCGAGTGGAAGCCGATCCGGGTTGCCGAGGCGCTGTGCAATATCTGTGCAATCGGAGAGCATCGCGCTCGCCTTTACACCGAGGGAAAAGGCACCCGCTGGCTGATTATAGGCGGCAAATACATGTCGCCGGAAGCTCCTGTGGCACTTGGGGAAGCTGACCCGAGGCCCAATACGCCTAGCAATTGGAAGGGCTGTAGCGGAGCGAAGATGCATTTCCAGCGCGACGGCTGCGAGCCACAAACGACCTATTCGATGTGGCACGGCGGACATGTCGATAAATACATGCGGGACCGAATGCCCGACAATGGGCGGTGGCTGACTGACGCCGACGCCGCGCAAGCGATCGAAGCCCGTAGGGCCGAGACGCAAGGCGGCTCGGTTCACGAGAGCGCGGTGGCCGAAGGCCATGCGCCCACTACCCCTCCCAAAGGAACCCATCATGGATAAGGAAACATCTGAGCTGATCGAGAAGATCGAGGGGGACCAACCATGAACGAACCAAGCGAAGAGGTGAAGGCGATGGCGCGTAGGAGCGCTGCGAAATACTGGCAGACGGGCGACCCGAGCGACGAAGCAACGGCGCGATCGATCTTGTCCGGTGAATGGGACGATCAAGCATACACGCAGGCCGCCCTCGCCGCCATCCTCGAAACGACCGAGCTGACAGCGGCATTTATCGAGCGCGAGGGAATGACCACGAACCATGCAGGCATTCCCGTCATGGCCGAGGTCAATCAGCGTCTCGCGACGGAAATCCGCACCGGCACCCACTACGGAAAGGCAGAGCAATGACCGATGAAACGACGCAGGCGCTGTTGCCGTGCCCCTTCTGTGGGGGCGAAGCCCTTCGCTTCACGCTTCCCGAAGATGGATTTGGCAACGGTGGCGGGGATGTCATCACTTGCACCCGCTGCGAAGCCTCCAGCCATGTCGAATTTGGCCGCAAAGAAAATCTCGTTGACCGCTGGAACACCCGCCTCGCCCATTCCCTACCATCGCAAGCCGATGCGACCAGCGGAGAAGAGATGAGGCTGCGGGAGGCGCTGCTCCCATGCGACGTGACCGTTGCGCCGACCACCGTGTTTCGCGCGGGGGTGAAGGTTGGCACGCTGCTCGACTGCATCGAAGATCGCCGCGCCGCCATTACCAAGGGAGCGGATCGCCATGACTGACCTGATAGAGCGGTTGCGGGCAAAATGGCGCGCTGCCCCCGTGTTAGGTGGTGGCTCCCTTAATGGCCGTTGCTACATCAGCGACGACGGAATGCGTCTCCGCAACCCTGACGGCCCCGAAGCCGCCGACGAGATCGCCGCACTCAGGGCGCGGGTGGCGGAGCTTGAGGCGGAGAACGATCGGCTGACGAAGGCTGTCGGGTCGGGTATTCTCGGCGAACTGCTGAACGACGAAGAAACCGACGAGTTCGTCAACTTCATCAAGTTCCTGCGCGGGCAAACCAAGGAGGCAGGCTGTGGGAAGGTCTAATTTCACACTGCATCGCGCCAACGAGTGTGAGCATGTCGAGGATCACACCGCTTGCCCTGACGGCTACATTCAGTGGCACGCTTGGGCCGAGGAAATGTCCAAGACCCATCGGCAACGCAAATGCCCGTCGTGCGGCCTGTACGCGATATGGGAACCCAAGACCGCCCGCGCCATCCTCTCCAAACAGGAGCCTGAATATAGCGGATGGGTTGAGGTCGTGGATGAAGGGGAGATCGGGAATGACGCCATTGCTGCCATAGGAGGTGATCGTGGGTGATGCGATCGGTTTGGCGATTGGCGCGGCCTGTCTGCTTTTCGCCATTGGCATCTTCGTCTATTGCTACCGCAATGATGTGCTTGCCTTGCTTCCCATGGCCGTCATTCTAACGGTTGCAGGCATTCTCAATGTCGGCGTGGCCCTGCTCTAAGGAACCCCGATGCTTGAAGCTGTCGCCCTGTGAGCCACTACATCGACAAAGGGGCGAGACTTTGGTTCGCTTCCGGGGTCGTGTTTATCTTTGCCCTGGGGGTGGGGATTTTGATGCAGCTCGGGGTGATCCGGTGATGAGAAAGAGCGGGACCGCGGAATCATGCATCCCGCCCCTCTACCAGCTCAATGCTGGCAGCTCGATGAAACTGACGACCTTGGCGGAGAGCTACCTAGCTCGTTTAGCGTCACTTTCATCGCGGCTCGTCGTAGGTCCGCCGCGCCCCATTGTCATGGCACAAATGGCGGGGAAATGCGAGACCCTAAACGCAAAAAGCGCGAGCGAGCCGTAGCCCACCCGCGCCCCATGCGCCCCCGCGATGTTCGTTGATTTAGCAGGCCGACGTTGCCGCCTCGAGCGCGTCGGAATAGTTGAGCCGCGCCAGCGCCTGCGCCGCCATGATCTCGGCGCGCTGCTTGTGCGAGAGTGATTCCCACTGCTCGGCGGTCAGGGTCTGGTTGATCGGCGTCACCGCTTGCGGCTTCGCGGCCGCGCATTTCTGGACGACAGGGACCGATACCGTCTTGATCGTCTCTTTCGTGACCACGCGCGGCCCGCAGGCGGCGAGAGCGAGGATGGGGATGATTGCCAAGGTGGGCTTTAGCATATGCACTCCGCCCGCAGGGGGGGCACGTATTGGGCCGCATTGGGGGAGCCTACCCAACGTGCTGGCTGATGAGGCACGATACCAGAAAGCGGCGGCGTCACCTTGTTAAACACGGTCGCCAGATGCTCTTTGATCGACTGCCACTGTTCCGGCGTCGGCGGGTCGGCGTTGAGTTCCGAAAAGCCTTGCAACCAATAGGCGAATTGCAATGGTTCCATCTTAGAATCCCTCCCTGTAGAGCGTATTAAGCGCCTCATCGGCTTCCCTGATCTGCGCCCAGCAATCGGCGCGGTCGCCGGGATCGAGCGCATCGTCGCGCAGTCGTGCGATCAGGCTGTCCCGCTTCCGGTTGAGCGCCGCGACCTTGGCGGACAATTCGGCATTCTCGGCCTGGAGCCGCTTCGTTTCCGCGCCCATCGCGTCGATCGTGCCCGATTGCATTTCAGCCGTGTTTTTCCAGCCGGTGAGCGAGGCGTCGAGCGCGTCGATCTGCGCCGGCACGTCCTGCCATGACAGTTTGGGGTTGTCGGCAGCCTCGCGCACGGCGACGAGAGCGGCGGTCGCTTCATTCGATAGCTCACCATACTTGTCTTTCCAGACGCCCCATTTGTGCCAGCAGAGCGCAGCGAAGAGGGCGAGGGCAATGGCAAGGCCGCCGCGGATGCCGATAGCGCGCAGGATGGTCAGCATTTGACGAAATTCCTAGGATTCTGTAGAAGAATTACATGAAAGCAATCGAACACCTTCCTGCCGATCACCTTGCGAAAGTGCTCAGATACGAGCCAGAGACTGGGTTGCTTTTTTGGCTTCCACGAACAGAAGAAACGGTGAGCGCTACAAAGCGACCAGCGTCTGAAGCTTGTCGCGCGTGGAATGCAAAATTTTCTGGCAAGGAGGCCTTCACTGCAACGTCGAAAGGATACCGTGTCGGGCGCGTGAATAACATTCTCATGCGAGCGCATCGTGTGGCCTGGGCCATCTATCATGGCGCATGGCCGTCCCATGATCTCGATCACATCAATGGCGATCGGAGCGACAATCGACTGTGCAATCTTCGCGACGTCTCGCGTCTCGACAATCTTAGAAACATGTCGATGAGCGCCCACAACTCCAGCGGGATCACTGGAGTCTATCGAAACAAGCATACGCGGCGCTGGAGTGCCAAGATTTCCGTCAACAATCGCTCGCGCCACTTGGGGTACTTCGAGACGGCCGCTGAAGCTGAAGCCGCTCGCAAGGCTGCCGAGGTTGAGCTTGGCTTCAATCCTGCTCATGGGGTCCGCCGGTCAAGCAAAGCCGACGCTCGCGCTCACGTCGAAGAGTAAGTCCCTTCACGGGCCGTAGAACGCCATTCACTCGCGCCTTGTCCCATAACAGAAAAGCATCGCAGGCCGCCTGCCAATTGCCCGCTCGGAAATGGCGCGCTACCGATGAGTTACAGAAAGCGCGAACACCGATGTTATATGCAAGCGACACGGAAGCCGCACGCTGATAATCGCGACCCTTGGCCTTAAGTTGTGGCACGCACTCCATCACCGGCTTGGCATGGGCGATCAATTGTCGGTCAAGACTCTCGCGACATTCTTCTCGGGTGTATCGCTTCCCAACGACGACGTCGCCGGTGTCCCCGGCGCACTTTGTTGGGACTCTCGCGATGTCCAAATACCCGACATAAACCATGCCCTCATCGCTCGGGATGCTCACGTATAACACGCCCGCCGCCAGCGTGCCGACGATCGCTGCAAGGCCGCCTACCTTCTTCTTCGCCGACGATTCCGCCTGCTGGTCGGCCATCGGCTGGATGCGGTCATTCCTTGGCGGCATCGATTTTCTCCCTCAGCTTGGGCTGTCGAACGAGGCGAGCGACCATCGCCAGCAGGAACAGAAGCGCGCCCAACCCGGAAACAAGCTGCTCGGGGATGAGGTCGCGCACCGAAGGCGGCATCATGTTCCACACCGAAAGCAGGCTGACGGGATCGACGGCGAACCAGCCGAGGATGGCCAACCCGAGCGCGTTGAGGCGCACCGACCAGCTTCGCCAGAGTTGGCGCCAGTGAGGCAGTAGCTTCATAGCTTCCCCCTATTCAGGCACCGCAATAGGTGCGTAGAGATGGCGACAGGTCGCCGTAGTCGCGCAAAGATAGTTGAGCTGGTTCGTCGCATCGTTGACGAAGCGGGCGCGGGCTTTCAGCGTGGCGCGGTGGTCTCTCACCTCCTGTTCGAGGCGGTCCACCTTCCCTGCAAGCGCGGCATTGCTCGACGAAAACCAGCTATAGGCGGCGAAGATCGCTACGGTGATCGCGAAGGCATTCTCTCGCACAAAGGAAAGAAGCCATTCACCGGTCGGTTTCCCGCTCGTCATTGGCGCGCAGCCGACGAACGATGAGGAGCAGCCCAACGAATGCCAAGGTGAGCGCCAACGCGCTTTCCAACATCGCCTGCCCCCCAGCAGAACAAAAGCAGCCATGCCAACCAGCCAGCCGCCGTCAGCAATCCATAATATACTGTAATCGCGAGAGGTTCGCTCGCAATAATGTAGCCAACATGGCTGCAAATCATGCCGACGTAGATGCAGCCGATATAATGCTGGAATACCCCCTTGGGTCTGGCCAGAATGACCAGCGCGGCAAGCACGTCGATCACGACGAACGCCAGCACCGGGGCTGCGTAGAGACTGGATACCCAGTGCCCCAACAGCCCCGAGGCGAGCATTGCTGACCATGTCCTGAGCCGTGTCGGCCCAAGGCAGAAAGGCAGCGCCGCCAGCATGGCTATCTGCCAACTGGTCATTATCCGTTCCCGTCGCCGGGTTCGCGCGGCGTAGGGGTTGGTGTTGGCGTCGGCGTGGGGGCCGGAGCCGGGTCGGGAGGCGTCATCGTCATTCTCCTGCTGATTTCGGTTTGAGTGGTCATGTGCCGATGCTCCCCGCAGCAATCCCAGCGTCCTTCAACGCCTTGATCGTGCGAGAGGCGTCTTGCAGGGCATTGGCGATAGCTTGGACCTCGGCCTGCGTATAAGACCCGCTGATCGTCGGCGCCGTATAGGTCGCGTTCGCCGTTTTCTTCGCAGTGCCGGTGTCCGCTGACCAGCCCGTGTCGCGGGGGCCGACAACCTGCGTCCCGTTCATCTCCAGCGCCGAACCGGTGAAGCGGGTCGATTGCAGAGTGGCCCCGCCGTCCTTGCCGGTGCGGAAGCTGGTTTGGCCGTCGATCTTGTCGAACTCCGAAAGGATCGACGACGTGTCGGCCGCATACAGGCCATAGCTCTGCGTGCTGTTTCCGACGATATTGTTGCCGCAAGTGCGAACAGAGGCCGTGCCAGCGGCATAAACCCCGAACCCGCCGCCAAACAGCTTCGAGCCGTTGACCTCGCCGGTCGAGCCGGTCTGGAACTGGACGCAGGCGTTCGTGGTCCCACGGATATAGCAGCCGTTGATGCGGACATTCGTGCCATCGACGAGAATGCCCTGTGTAGAGGCCCCGTTGATCACGGCGTTGATGGTAAGCCCATCGACCTTGCCGGTACTGGTTTTCCGAACATTGATGGCTGGGCCAGCGCCCTTGCCGCCAGTCGGCGCGACGAGAATCACGTCAATGCTGGTGTCAAGGAGGTCGCCGGTGCCAAAACAGCCAATCTGAACACCACCCGTAACCGAACTGTTCCAGTCGATTGCCGTACAGCCCTTGATGTAATTCCCGCGCTTCGCGAAGTTGGTCGCGTTCGTCACCGCAAAGGCTGCATTGCAATTCTTCGTCGTGCCGCCGATGATCCCGCTGTTGTTGCCATTCTCGATAACCTGCCCGGTGTCGGTGCAGTTTTCCGAGGTACAATTCGAGATCGTGCAGTTGTCGCCGCTGACATAGAAGCCATCGGCTGCATTGGTCCCCGACGTGCCGCCGCAATCTACCGCCGTGCAATTCTTGGCATGGCAGCGCGTGCCGCCGCCGAACGACAGACCAATCCCCGGATTGCTCGAATAGCCAAGCGCGTTCTTGGCAACGCAATCGACATATTCGCAGTCCGTCGAGAGCGAGATATACGCACCCACATAGCGGACATTCTGCCCCGATGTGCGGTTGGCCTGGTTCGCGTCAATCGTCAGTCCGCGAATCTTGACGTTGCTGAGACCCGTTCCATAAAGGACATATTCGAATACGGTGCCAGCCTTGGCTTTCAGCACCGCCCCGTAAGCCTCAATGGTCAGGTCGTTGCGGGCGATATCGACCTGCGAGCCGACGATATAGACACCGGCAGGGAACGTCAGCGTTCCGTTTACCGGAGCCGCCGCAATTGCCGCTTCAATGGCCGTAACATCGTCTGTCGAGCCATCCCCTACCGCGCCCCAATCCTTGACGCTGACGGTATCGCGCGCCTTTGCCTGCATAGTGCGGGCGACCGCCCCTGCACCGGACTGGATGAAGCCAATGACGCTGGAGCCGCCAGACTGCCCGACGCCGAGGTTGATCGGGTCGATGTCGCTGATCGTCGTCGTGCCGGAAGCATTCTCGAGAACGCCGCGATAAAGCAGCGAGCTATTGAAATAGATCGGGACAAACTTGCCCCCGTCATCCGCCGTTACGACCGACCCGAGAGACGTGCTTAGGGCAGCATCCGCATAGACGTTTTGCGGCGTGAGCGTGCCGGTGGCGTAGAAATGCCACTTTGCTCCGGCATATGGGTTTGCGTTGCCGTCCAGCGCCCGCGAGGCGTCGGTGAGTAGTTCTGCTGCCATGTCTGCCCCATGAAAAAGGGCGGCTCGCAATGGCCGCCCGTTGATGCTATGAACTGTGGATGCTTCGTATTATCTGGCGGGTGGTCGCCTTGGGGTTAGCGTGGTTCTACACGCCCACGATTGCCGGTCTCGTCGTCGGCTGCTGCACGACCCTGACTTTTTGAGAACTGCGCCGCCAGATAGGATTGGAGCTGCTGCGCATCCATCAGGAACGCCTGTTCGCGCGAGGCAATCTTGTTCAGCCGCTCAAAGTAGCGGTTGATGACTTCGGGCCTAGTCGTGTTCGGGGTCTGCTTGAGCCACTTGGTAAAGTCTGGATTGAGCAGCAAGCGGGCGCGCCAGCTATTCCCTGCCTTTTCGCCCACGGAGCGCGCGCCGACCGCTGCTGCCGCGCCAAGCGGGCCGCCTTGGGTATAACCAAATACCCCTAGGATTGTGTCCAAAAGGGAATTGCCCTTGTCCTCAACGATAGAGCCGGTGTTGCTGTTGTTGAGTCCCTTCTGCGTCTGCGTCTTGCGGCGTGCGATCAGGCGGATATCGCGGAGCGCTTCATAGCCCTCTTTACCGAATACCGTTCTCAAGGTGCGCTCGTTTGCGTTCTCCAGCCCTGTCGCCAGCTTGGCGAGCGAAAACTCGTCACCGCCCCCGAGGTTGTGGATGATCGTCGCTGCGGTATCGGCGCGGTCGCTGTCGTTTAGCGACGCCCACACGCGGCCGAACCCTTCCTCGTCGCCCTTGCTGCCGATCTTCGACATTAGGCGGGTTGCGGCCTTTTCCGCGTCGAGAGGGTTGTTTGGCGTGCCAAGCAGTTCGCGGGAAACTTCGCGGCGGAATGCGAGCCGTTCGGCGTGCGACTGGTTGGCGCGACGAAAGGCCGAAACAGCTTTGGGATTCGCGGCGCTTAGGGCGCTCTCCAAATCCTTTGTCGCGGCCTCATCGACGCCGCCGAAGAGACGATCCGAAGCGCTCGGGTCAAGATTGTTGTCGCGCACCCGCTGGCGGATGCTCGCACGAAGTGACTGGAGGGATTCGACCGATACGCCAGTTTCGGCAATATCGGCACGCATGTCTTCAAGCGCCTTGATTGCTGAGGCATTGCCACGTGCGCCGGCGCCTTTGAGGCGGGCAATTTCACTATCGATATGGGACAGGGTAGCGGCGCCATCCGAACGCGCTCCGGGGGCCATCTTCTCAACGCGCTGGAAAAACGCCGACGTCTGCCCCTTTGAGGTTTCATTCTGGCGCTCAAGGGCCCCTTGCAACAGCTTGCCGAGCTGGGTTTCATCGCGAGCTACGCCGCCATCAGGGACGATGCTGCCGAGACGATCCTGCGTTGCCGAGATATCTTCCGCCTTAGCCGCCGCAACGCGCGGGGCGCCGGTCTTGGTCTTTTCCAGCGCGGCCATAGCGGGGCGCTTGCTTTCGATAGCGTCGGGAAGCCGAACCTTGATACCCTGACGTTCTCCAGCAGCCACTAGCTCGGAATCGACGTTCGGACGCCCACGCGAAAGTGCATTACCCAGAGCGCCCGTCACCCGCTGCCCCGTCTGTGTTTGCAAGAGGGCGTTCACCCCCCGACCAGCCTGGGATGCCAAAACGCCAGCCCCGCCACCCAGGGCGGCGCCACCACCTGCGGAAAGGAGACTGTTGGTTGTCCCCTGACCCTGCCCAAACCCGGTAATCCCGCCAATCGCTGCGCCCTGCTTGGCGAACTGGCCAACCGTCTCTGCGCGACCTAAAGCGCCAACGGGCATCATCAGGCTTGAGATCACCTCCGGCGCGGAGCCATATTCATTGCGGGCCATATCTTGCGCCGCCCGCGTGATATCGCGTCCGTCGCGGTAGCCTTGCACAAAGCCGCCCTTGCCAGTGACGACGTTGGTGATGCCGTCGCGGATACCGGTCAACTCATCAACGAGGCCTGCGGAAAAGCCATTGTCGGACAACGGAGACGAGTTGATCGTGTCCATGCCCATCGCCCGCATTTCGGCGCGGACTTGATCTTCTGCCCATTTCTTTCTGGCGGCGTTTGCCGCTGTAGGATCAGGGGTGGTGTCGAAGGGCTTGCCGCTCTTTACGGCGTCGTAGAAGGCGGGACTGTCAGGGAGGGAGCCGACAGGGATGCCGAGATTTTCATAGATCGCGCGCAGGCGATCTGGCCCGAAATTGGGGTCTCCGCTATACGCGCGGAGGGCGGCGTCGAGCTTTGACTGTTGCTCCGGCGTTAACTGGCCATCATTTGGCCCGAAAGCCCCCGTGCCGTTGTCGATGTCGAACGTAATGTCGTTAGGGTCCGCGCCGCGAAATGGCGAGCCGCCATCGGTCGGAGACTGTGGCGCGGGGCCGCCGCTCGTCGGGACACCTTGGGGCGCGACAACGCCAGCAGCCCACTGCCCAACCTGTTGCAGGCCTTCTGGCGTTGAAATGCTTTGCGGCGCCATCCGACCAGAGCTTTCGCGCAAGCCTTCGATGGCAGTGCGCCGTGCCTGTGCCTTTTGCGCGATGACCTCAGGGCCGTCTCCCGGCATCGGGAAATATTGCCGCCTAGCGGTCGCGATCTCACCCTCTGGAATGGCAGCGCCCGAATCGGATCGAAGCACTGCTGCGATGAAGGCTAGCTGTGCCTGATCGGCTAATTGCCGAGATTGATCGCTAAACGAGTTGGCGATCCCGGGAAACTTGTCGGCGAAAAACTGTCCGGGAACCGAGCGTGCGCTGATCTGCTGTTGGCCTGGCGCGTTCGGATCGGCATCGATGTTTAGGTAGTCGCTTTCAGCCTGCATCGCCCGAGCAAGAAAGCTTGCGTTTTTCCGTTCGGCCTCAGTCGCGTCCGCCGTTGGCCCCGCCGCCGCATCCCGCTTCGCCTTTTCGATATCGAGCGCTGCCTTCTCGGATGCAATTCGTGCCGCTTCTTGCGCCATGCGTAGACGTTCGGCCTCGTTCGCATTGTTGATGCGGTCCTGTTCAACGCGATAGGGGTCTGGGGCTTTAGGCGTGCCAGGAATGAAGCCGGGGGCCTGCTGGGGGGCCTTGGGCTCATGCGGCGCCTGTCCCATTGGAACCCACTGCCCACCACGCAAAACGACCTTTTCGCCGGTCTGCGGGTTCGTGGCGGTCTGTCCTTCCATCTATCGGCCCTTCGGTTCCATGTGGACGTGATCGCCCTCGTTGATGACGTCTTTGTCAGGATTCAGGCGTCGAAGCGCGGATGCATATGCGGACATACTCATCCCCGGAGGAGGCGCGCTATCGCGCCCAAGTGGGCGACCTTGCGCATCACGGCGCGTGTGGAAACTGTTTGGCACCCCGCCGACCCTTTTGTTATGGTCTGGACTGCGATAGGTGGACGTGACGGTCTCGCCATCAATTCCCCGGAAAGTTACCCGACGCGGTGGGCGTCGGACCTCCATCTAGCTGGAAACCGGGAGGGGGCGGCGGCGCGGCACCCTGTGCCTGCTCTGCCGCCGCGCGGGCGGCGCGCGAAGCCTGGAACGCGGCGATCGCAGCCGGATCGCGGACGTTTACGAGGTCCTCGTCTGCTGCTGGGGTAATATACTTAGGCTCGCGACCGGCCAGCGCTTCCTTGATCTGCTTCGATTCTGCCAGAGCCGCCGCTAGAACACCGGGGCTATAAACCTCATATTCCGTCGGGATGTCCATGCCGCGCGCCTCGGCCTGCCTGACATACTGCGACCAGCGCGCCGCTCTTTGCTCTTCCGGAAGGCTGTCGATATCCAAAGCCGCTTGGCCGATGAAATCGACTGCCTGCTCTGCCTGCTTGCGCACTCCCTCGTCCAGTTTCGACCATGCATCCCAATCAATGCCAGCCAGCTCGGTGCGCGCCTGCGGATCGCCCTGTGCAGCACGCATCCGAACATCGCGCTCGTTCTGGGCCGCCAAGGCATTCTGCTGCTGACCCTGGATTTTCAAAGCATCCTCTGGATTGAAGGCCGCCAGCCGACGGGCAATGTTCGGATCATTGGGGTTGGCGATCAGCGCGTTGAGCGCCCCATTCGTCGCGCCGCTGCGCAACCCTTGGGTGAATGCCTGCCCCGCATCGGGGTAATTGAGCCCAAGGCCCCAATTAACTGCCATTTTTGATCTCCGCGATGCGCTTTTCGATATGTTCGCAATTACGCTTCCAGCCCGGCGTGTTCTGGCGAGCCTTTAGCTTGGCTTCCAACCGCTCGATCTCGGCCTGCTGTTCTTCGGTCATCAGAAAATACCCGGATTGGCTGCGATCACGCGATTGGACGCCGCATAGGGGTTGGAGAAGCTGCTGTTGAAGATGGCCCCGCCCACATTGCCGAGCGCGTTCCCGATACCGGCATAAAGACCGGCGTTTGCCTGTCCCTTGAGCAGCGCCCCGTTCGCAATCGCATCCGCCGCGACCTGATTGTTGCCGGAGACAGCTTTGGCGTAGCCGGTCGAGACGCCCGCCTGAGCCCCGGCGGCCGAGAGCCCGACACCCTGCTGCGCCATGAGGGCGTTCAGGTAGTTGCCGAACTCGCCGCTCGCGATGTTCTGGCCATATTGCAAAGCCGCCTTTGCAGCCGCCCCGCTCTGCCCGACGCCCCGACTTGCATAGCTGTTATCGAGGCTGCGCTGACCCTCGCCCAAGCGGAACTGGTAGCCCGTCGAATTGCGGTAGTTGTCGAAGGCGTTCTGATAGGTCTGGGTCGTCTGTTGAGGGGTCGCCGGAAGGGCGGAGTTGGTTGCCGCTGGCTCATTCCCCAGATAGCCCATCCCGATAGTGCGGGGGGCATAGCGACCAGCACCGTCCACCGTGTCATACAGCGCATTCCACGGCATGACGCGGGGCTGCTGCTGGTCTGTGGGAGCCCCGACTGTCGGGGCCGGCCCACCAAGGCCCAGCAAGGCATTGATCGCGCTGCTCGCCTGTGTGCCGGTGTTGACAAATGGCGACAGGGTGGCCTTGTTTTGGTTGTAAATTTGCTGCTGGAGCGCGTTATTCTGCGCCGCCGTGTCCTGCTGCGCCTGCGCGGCGGTCTTGGCCGCCTTCTTGTTGGCGGATGACGAAAGCGCGGCGCCACCGATCGCTCCGGCTCCAGCGATGACGCCGCCGACTACTGCTGCTGGCATATCATGCCCTCCGTTCAAACAAATCGTAAGTGACGGGACCGGCGCCTAGGTCGATGCGATGCGCCCCTGCGGGCTCAAGCCCCATTCTCAGCGTGAAAGCCTTGACGTTGCGGGCTTCGGGATGGACCCGCGTCCAGATGTGTCGTGCCCCGTTGTCGAAAAGAAACTGCTTGCCCCATGCGGCGAACTGCATGGCCCAAGGCCCGCGACCCTCGGGGAGAATGAATGTGTGTATTTCGTAGGTATTCGGGGCCGACCAGCAGCACGCGAACCCGCCATGCTCGCCGTCGAGAAAGAAATTCTGGTCGTCGGCAACCGCTGCACTTAGATCCAACGGACACTCAGGGTCGCCACCGATAAACGGCCTGACGCTCTCGTGATTGACAAGGTAATTGATGCGTTCGGCGTCGAACGTCCGCCTCACGGGATATTCCCAACCCCCGGAGGCTCGACATACCTGCCGCCAGTCGGTGGAGATGCCGCAGCCGGGGTCGTGACGCTCCCGACAAGGTGCCGGTCGCCGATTTGCGCCGCAGTCGAAGATGAAGTCGTGGCCTGATAGGTTACCGAACCACCCGCACGGCTCGGCTGGTCGTAGTAGATGAAATAGTCGGTCGAATAGGAGAGCCCCGTGATGTTCCCCGCCGAGACCGGGACACTCACGCCATCCGCATAAACCCGCGTGTGCCCCGAAACGGTCACCGTCACATCGCTGCCGGAATCCGTTCCGGTGATTGTCGCTCCCGTCACATAGCTGCTCGTGATCGCTGCCGTGGCGTTTGCGCTATCGGCTGCGTTCTGGGCCACTCCCGCTGCCGTGTCCGCCGCATCCGCCGCGCTTTGGGCTGCCGAAGCCGCCGCATTTGCCAAGTCGGCCGCCGCCTGCGCCTGCGTGATGGCGTCGATCTGCCCCTGCAAATTAGCGATGACGTTCTGGAAATTCGCCTGCCACTGCATCGTTGCGCGGCCTTGGCTGTCAACGATAGGAACGCCCCTCTGGAACAGGTCCGGCGTTCTCATCGCGACCGCCCCCCGCCCGCTGCATTCGCCTCGATTGCCGACAGCCGGAACCCGACAGGCGCCGTAATCCTGAACTCGAACAACATGCCGGGATCGTCGAACATGCCAAGAGCCCGCCATTCAGGGCGCTCGCGGTACGAACCTTGAGAACCGAGACTAACCGCTTCCCAGACGCTCCACGTATTCCCGGCGTCGTTGCTCGACCGCATCTCGATCAGCGGTTCGGCATAATCCCCCGTCAGGTAATCGGTCGTCCCGACTTCCGCCGTCAGTCTCAGGTTGTCGATGATCGCGACGGCATTCAGCCGTGAGCCAGCCCTCAGGCGACGCTCAAAAATACTTTCGGAAGTCCCGTAGCCCGCGAGCTCGTAAATCTTCCCCGTCTCGTCGTCGCCAAGCCCGCGAACAGCGCGCCAGTTGTCCCGCCCATAGGATTGCCGCTCGCACCATTCGCGCGTCGTGATGTCGAACAGCATCGTATTGCTGTCATGGCGCTGGGCGATGAACTTGTGCCGCTCGTCGGTAACCAGAAACAGGCTGTGCGTCGTCGAAGCGCGGGAACGCTCTACAATGCCGTCGTCAGAGACCGCTTCCGGCACCTCGCCGTTGCGATACGTGATCCGGTCGTTCCCGATCCAATAGAAGCTGTTGTCGATAGCGACCGCGCAGCCCGTAGCAATGATGCCCTGCTCGAAAACGCGAAGCTGGATCGGCGTATAGGGCAAATCCGCATCGCCGGTCGGAGACCAGAACTCCACGCTCTCGGTCCCGAACAGCACGAGGCTGCCATCCAGCACCAGAATATCAAGCAAGGCGTCCGGTTCATTCTCGGCGGTCGCAAAATCCAGCGGGTCGATGTCGCGCCCGTCACCGATGGCCGAGAAGTACCAGGTATCTGTCCCTGCCCGCAGGTAGATGAAATAACCCGCCGTGAAAGCAACCCTTGTGACGCCTGCCCCATCGGGAAAGTCGATAGCCACAAAGTCGGTGCCGTCGTAACTGTACGCTGTTGCCCCGCGCCCGCAGATAACTTCGGCGTCCGATGCAACGATATAGCCGGGGCCAGAACCATCTACCGAGCCGAGCAACGTCGAGCCACGGTAAAACCCGCTCCCGCTGATCGTGAAGCGGTCGCCGTCGAAAACCCCATCCTTGACCAGCGTGTCATGGATCGGCCCGCTGCCGACCTCGGCAATCTCGCTCAATTCCTTGTGCGACTGCATGACGATGCCGTCTGTTGCCGATTGCTCCACGAACATGTTGATGACCGGAAGCTCGGGCAAATTGCCCCTGCTGCGCGTGTACGCGCCTTTGCCGTACTCAAGGGCGGGCATCAGGCGTGAACCACTACTGCGTTGTTTCGGGCTGGGCCGGTGATCGTCAAATCATCGCTCCTTCCCGCGCCATAGATGACCATGTTGTCGTTTCGAGGCGGCCCGTAGATCCCGCCGCGCGAATAGATCAGATTTGCCGCCCCGCCGGTCAGTACAAAAACCCCCGTCCCTGCCGACAGAACGTAGCTGCCCAAAGGCGTATAAATCAGGTCGGCGTCTTGCCCCGTCAGCGCGAATGCACCCACGTCTGCCGAGAGAAGGCGAGAAGCAAGCAAACCCGCCGCCTGCCCGGACATGGTAAAAGAACCAAAGCTCGCGGTTAGCGTGAAACCCCGGAACAGCCCCGCTGCTTGGCCCGTCAGCGTGAAAGACCCGGCCCCTGCGCCAAGCAGCCTGCCGTACAACAAGCCTGCCGCTTGACCGGAAAGCGTGAACGTACCCGTATCGGCGGTCAGCAATCTTCCGTACAGCAGCCCGGCGGCCTGACCCGAGAGCGTGAACGTCCCAACGTCTGCCGTCAGTGTGTAGCTGCCAGATGCAGCTACCTGCCCATCATCCCCCAGCGGTGCGCCGCCGAGAGGGTAGAAGCCAAGCATGTCAGACCATCACGATCAGAGCGAGCCCGCCAGCCGGAATACCGCGTCGACCTGATCGGTGGACCAGCTTTCGGACTCCGCGGCGGCGGCAATCAACGCGTTATCGCGGTCGATGGTGACGGCATACTGCCACTTAATCTGCGCCGACTTGGGCAGCGTCGCCACATAGGCCTCAACCCCATCAAGCAGCCCCATTATCTCCAGCGCAATGCGGAAATCTGCAGGCGAGACGCTTTCGGGGACGGGGGCAGGGCCGAAGAACGTAACCGACGCCTCATCTTCCTCGCCGATGGCGACGACAAGCTCCTCGCCGTCGTCGCGGACCAGTGTCGCCGTGCTTTCGGCCCGATTGTAGATGATGGAACTCATGCCACGACTCCGATCATCATGCCTGCGCGGTTGGTCAGAAAGGTGTAGGAACCGATTGTCGTCCCCGAGAGATCAGGAAGCGCTCCGTAGGTGTGGGCAATCGAGATGCCGGAGTTTCCAGACGACGAGACCGCATCGGAAAAGTTCGCGCGGCCCATGAGGAACGGTATCATCTGGCTGGAGATAATGTTGAAACTTGCCCCAGATATGTCGGTGACATAGCCGAAATAGTGGTAACCTCGCTTCAATGATACCGAGAGGCCCGTCTCGGATTTGGCTGACGACGACGCATTGCTGATCGACGCGCTCTCGTAAACCGGCGTGCCGGTCGGCAAGAGGTTCACCGTGCGGTAGATGCCGAACCGGATGTTAGAACTTGCGGCCCCTCCAGTCACCGCGATCCCGATGGTGCTGAGCGTCACGTCTTGGTGGATAAGCACTGGAGCGAGATAGAGCGTGTTAGCCGAGTTGCTAGAAGAGCCAGCTATCGCAATATTCGGCCCCATTGCAGAGAAGTTGTAGCCGCGACCGCTGACATACTCCGGCTTTGGCGTGATATCGCCGGCATTCGGCGTCACGAACACCTTCGCCGACCCTGACAGGTTCAGCAGCGAACCCGTGGACGATGCGATCAGGTTGCCACTCGGGCGAGTAAGCGTCGGGCCGCTTGACGAATAGATACCGACGCCCATTTCCCACTCGCCGTTGTCGTCCTCGATCGTATAGGAATAGCTCGCGCCATCGACGGCACCGCCCGCGCTGAACGACCGGAACCTCGTGTCGGCCGTCCCGAGCGTGATCGTGCCGGTGCCAGTCGTCGATGTCGCGACCTTTACGCGGTTGAGGAGGCCGGCCATTTACGTGTTCTGCAAAATGCCGGTGGCGCCGTTGAAATCGACGAGAAACGTCTCCCCTGTAGCCAAAGTGATAGACGAGCCGTAATCCCACCACCCGATCAGCTCGTCGTTCGTCGCCGTGTCGTTAAAAAGCACCGAATAGCGGAATGGCCCCATGCTGCCGGTGGCCGTGAAAAGCACATCGTCAGCGACCAGTTTTCCAACGCCGCTGGTCTGGCTGTAACTGTTGTTCGCCGCGACAGACCCGCCGGTCGTATAGCCGTTCCCGTTGGAAATCTGAGTGATGTTCGCAAGCACCGTGTTCGATGCCGAAGGCGCGCTATTCGTCAGCACGACCTTGAGCGTGTCAGCATTGAGATTGTGGACCTTCCGGCCCATCGCCTCGATAAAGCTGTTGAATTTGTTGAACGATGCCATGTCTCAGCCTCAGAAATACTCGGCGGTTGTCGCCGGTTGGGTTGATCCGAACTTGTGGGAAATGCTGCCTTGGAACTGCGCGGCGCGGCGCGAGGTCATCTGGCCAATCTCGGTCCCGAAACCCTCCGCCAGATAGCTCGCAAGAAGCGCTGAAAGCCCCTCGCTGTCGCGATCCGACAAGGGAGCGGTGTCGTCGAGCGTCAGCCCGGTGAGTTCGGTCCAGACGCCCGTCCAGACCCAATGCCGCCACCCGCCATCGTTGACCGAGATCGCAGCGAGATCATAAGGAACACGCGTCCCGCCGTTATCGGTATCGTCAACCGTATCGGGCAGCGTAATCGTCGCATCGTCCGCGAAAATCCGTTCGCCGGGCTGCGCGGTGTAATCTTCCGACTTGTAAACATCGGTCAGGCGGCCGAACATGCCGCTCGTGACCCAGCCGTCGTAAATGCCTTGAAGGGCGAGCATCCCCGCTTCGGACTCCTTCGCGGTCGGGTCACGCCCGAGAGCAACGATCCGCGCCTGCTGGAGCGCGCGCCTGATGATGTCGCGGCAAGTCGGCATGGCTTACCCCTCAAAAGAAAGGGGCCAGCCCGAAGGCCGGCCCCAATGTGTCACGGAAGGACGTAGCCGATCGCGAGGCGGATCGAGCCAGCCTGAGCGCCCGTGGCGTTTGCCTGCAAAGCACCCGTGACCAGCGTTTCTGCGCTGTAGGTGTAGAACAGGCCCGTTGCGGCGGAAGCCGCAGATGCGGTGCCCGCCTGCCCCACGGTCGAAGCCGAGAAGAGGCGGGTTGCGGAACCGCTATCACCAACGTTGATCGTGATACCGGTCGCGCTGTCGAGGTCGTCAGCCTCCAAAAGCGCATACAGGATGGTTGCTCCGGCAGGCATCTTGAAGAACTCGATGGTGTCGGAAGTGTCGAGCGAAGTGTCCACGGCGACTTCCCCGGTTGCGACCTTGAAGTTGCCTCCAAGGCCATTCCCCGGAGCCGAAGCGTAGCGGCGGTTGGAACGATAGGTTGCCATTTCAGTGTCTCCTATCAGACGTCAGCGGCGGCGCCGAAGAACGCGGTCACGATGCCATGCTGCTTGCCGTTGAAGGCAGCCTTCTTGACACCAATGATCTCGTCCATGCCGACGGTCGTGCGACGGTTGAGGGTGGGGATATCGCTCTTTTCCGAGCCAGCCTGCGGGCGCTGCGCGTAGGCGATGAAAAGCGCCTGAGTGCCGCACAGGAACACCGGACGAATGGGGGCCGACGAGCCACCAGCCGTATCGAAACCCATGGCGTTCGCCCAGATGTCGATTTCCGGCACTTCACGGTGGATGATGCCCTCATAAATGAGATCACCGTCCTGAAAGAGCGGGTTGGCCTCAACGTCACGCGGACGCGCCTCGCGATTTGCCGCCGTCATCGGCGTGTCGTTCTTGAGGTCGCGGAAGGTGCGCGAGCCATGGAACGCGACGAAATATTCGCGCCCCTGTTCGTCGTTCACCTGAACCGGCGTGATCGCGGGGCTGGCCTGCATGGCGAGACGCTTGACGACGCCCATACGAGCGGCGGTGCAGGTCTCGGCTGCATCGACATTGCCAAGGCCCGTCGCCCAGGTTGCCGAATAGCCACCGACAGAACCGAAATAGAGCCGGTCCTGATTGGCCGCCGCAAAGGCATTGCGGTTGCCAGTCGTCGCCGATTCATAAAGGACGGTCGTGTCGCCAGTCGTAACCACCGACCCGAAAGCGTCGATCAGGTCGTCGCGTAGAAGCTCACCGAAATAGCGGGTAAGGCTTTCCTTCGCGGCGTTCATGATGTCGATTTCAGTACGGAACGACTGGTTTTTGGTGACAGCTACCCCCTTACCACGGAGGCCGACAGGCACGCCGCAGTTGTAATTGTCTAGCGGGGTTTCGTTGCCGACAATCGGCGTATCGCCAAGAACCGGATCGCCGCCCAGCTTGTAGAACAGCGGGATATTCAGCGTGTCGCCAGCGCGCTTTTCGAGGTCGGTATAACCCTGAATGATCGCGTTTGCGCTATTCTTGATGTAACCAGCGAAGCGCGAACGGCGCACATATTCCATGTGTGCCTTGTTGCTCCACTCCTTGCGCTGCGATGCAGTCGCGAGAACAAAATCTGCCATGATTTATCATCCAAACATGGCGTTGGCCTTTTCCTCGTCCGGATTGGGCTTAGGCGCCGCACTGCTGTCGCCAGCATTGGGGACGCTCGCCAAGGACGGGGGTGGGGCTGCCGCCGGTTGAGAGGTCGCAGCGGGCTGAGCCGCTGCCTGCTGGGCAAGGAGAGCCTGCTGGGCCTTCCAAGCCTTGAACTGAGAGATTTCTTCGGGATTTGCGTCTCCGAGAGCCGCGATGGCCTCTGATTTACGCATTTCTGCGATGACGAAGCCGTATGGATCAGACTTGCCAAAAATTTGCTGCTGGAAACCCGGCGCCGACTGAAATTGAGCGAGCGCCCAAGCCTTTGCGGCCTCGACGGTCTCCACCCCATGCCGCTCGGCGTTCATGGTCTCCGACAGGTCAAGTTTGACATTCAGGATGCGCGACGAGACCGAAGCGTCATAACCGCTCGGGTCGTCGAACATGTCTACGGGCTGGGGCGGGGCAGGCGCGGGAACATCGCGGAGGCCACGGATTTCGTCCCGTAGCTCCTTGACGACCGCAACTGGCACATAACCTTCCGGAATGACGGGTTCGGCTGGCGGCGCCACGGCCACCGGCTCCACTACTGGCGCGGCCTCTGGCTCAACCGGCTCAGGTGCCGGGATAGCCTCAGTCGGCGCAGCATCACTCTTGATGTCCGGCTCGCCGCCGAACAGCCCTTCAACTTCGCTCATTTCCATACTCCAGTCCGTATCGTGGACATGACGATGCGCCCGGACCCCGGCGGCGGGGTCAGTGTTTACGACCACTGACTGTCGATACGCCCGTTAAACCCCGGCGGCGGGTGTCCCTGACTGCATGCCCAGCTTGAAGCCTTCCAAGGCGGGTTTCAGTAGTTCGTTTTGGGCCTTGGCGGCGGTCAGCGCCGTGTCGGCCTCGGTGTTCTGAATCTCGGCAACAGCACCGCGAGCGGCGATCTCTTGCTGCTGCATCCCCGATTGAGCGGCTTGCTCGGCGCGCTCGCGGCGTTTCGCCAGCAGCTTGCCCTTTTCGGGGATCGACGATACCTCCAATAGATCGTCGAACGGCACTTCTTGCGGGCCATATTGGCGCGCCATCTCCGCGAGTATCTGGAACTGCTCCTGCGCGAGATTTGCCGTGTCGGGCACGGCATCGATCATGATATCGACGTCCATCTCGGCAAGGGCGTTCTCATACCCAAGCACTGGCTGACCGATCTGGACCGACCCGTCGGGCAACAGCATCGATTGAGGCGGACCAAATACCGGCTGATTAATACCTACAAAGCTCGGTGCGCCCTCGTCATCGGTCACCCGTACAAAATCGGGAGCTGTCATGAACTGGCGGCAGCGAAGCCATGCCTGCCGATAGATGCCAAGCTCGAAACGGCGCAGGCCATTCAGCGACATGGCGCTGTCGGTCATCCCCGCCTGTTGGCGGGCCAACTGAGCGCGCCCCGACGCGCTCGCCGACTGCGAAGCAAGCACACTCGGGTTCTGGCCGATGCGCTGCACAAATTCACGCGCCGACTGGAGAAGGTTGAATTGACCCGCTGCAAGGTCAGTGAGCGAGGCGGGCTCCCAACCAGCGGGAATCACCCCGGTTGGGTCAGACATTTCCTTTCGGACAAGCTCGGCATCGGCTTGATATGCGATTTCCGGGTTGCTCGCGACCGCTTGGCGATTACTGAGCATGTGCAGCAGCTTCGATTCACGCTTGTTGATCGCGTCCTGTGGGCTGCGAAGGTCTCGCACCTCGCCATAACGCCGGTTGTCGCGGTCGATGTAACAGCTTCGGGCCTCAATGGGGCATGAGGGGCGCCCATGCTTGTCATTGTACGGCGACGGACCTGTTTCAAGTATCCCACGGCCCCAAAAGACCGCACGATGCCAAACACTTCCGCGCCTGCAATAGATTTCGACGACAAAGACACGGCGCAATTTCGGATCGGCCCACGTCCCCAAAGCCCCTTCCGGTCTATCGGCGAACGTGTCGCCACCGACGCTTAGTCCCTCAGACCCTTGGTTCAGCGCGCCATCGACATCTTCGGCAGCCTGCGGATAGAGCGCCTTCACCTCGTCGGCGAAAATCCACTTCGCGATACCCATGTATCTGGCGTCAGAGAAGTCCAGCTTGCGCGAACGCGGGTCGTGGAAAAACTCCTCAAACGGGATTTGCTCGATCAGGGGGCGATTGTCCGCGTCTACGCCGACGTGGGCCGCGCACGTCCCCTCGACAAAATAGGACTTCGCCGCGTGCGTGCGCTGCTCGCTCCAGTCGGCATAGTCTTTTGCATAGCGCAAAACCTTCGTTGCAACGTCGGCGCTGTCCTCGTCTTGGGGTGTGCGGGGCCATGCCTTGGGGTCACTGTCGCCCTGCTCAAACACGCCGACGAGCCCACGAATGGACAGACGCACCTCGTTGAAATAGGTGGCTGGCTGCTTGCGGCTTTCGAGGATGCCCCGCTCCTCCTCGGTCCACTGGTAACCGTCGAAATAGTCACGGTCGATGAGGGCTTCCGACCTGTATTCGTCGTTGCTGTCCCTAGCGTCCTCGAAATAGGCCTTCAATTGCTGGTGCGTGAAGGTCACAGGGTTTTCCATGAATCCCCGCCCTCCTTCTTCCTGCGCCACGATGGGCGATGGGGACCGTCCCAGCCGGTCTTTTGCTCTGCCTGAGCAATTATGGCCGGATGCGCCTGGTCGATCGCTCGGCCGATCAGGCTCGCCGTGTCCACGTCGTCGTCATGTTTGCCAGCGGGAAACACGAGGAATTCACTAAGGTCGGCACCCGGCTCAAACTTGACCCGCCCGCTTGCTGCCATCGCCTGAAACGATCTTGCCCGTGTCGGCTTGTCAGCAACGCTCGGCAGCCATTCGAGACGGCAGAATATCCGGCGTTCCCGCATTCTCCGCTTCAACGCGGGCTCGATTGCCTTCTGGATCACCCCGCCCTCACCAAACCATGCGAGCGGCTTGTATTTCTCGATCAGGTTCAGCTTTTCCTCTATCCAGACATCGCTGGTCGATTGAGCCCGCCACCCCGCAACGCGGTAAACCTCGCCCTCCGGTCCGATTCCCCAGATACGATGCACCGTGTAATCGCCGTCGCCATCGGTGACCGCGTAATCGCTTGTCCCGTAGTATCGAACAGCGGGCAGCTTATCCCATGTTCCGAACCATGCCCGCTGGAAGAACGTTCCTTCGTCCGGCTGTGGCTGCTGCTGGTAGAGCGCAGACCATTCGCGCGGCCCAATCGTTGCCTTGATACGTTCAAGCGCCGGAACATCGTACCATTCAGGCCAAAGCGCTTCGCCGCTCGCGTCGATTGCCGGAAGGTCCAGCACCGTCCATTGGCCGCCTTCCTCTACGCGGCCGTCCTGTTCGAGCAACCGCCCAGCCAAGTCATCTTCATGCCATCGCGTCTGGATCAGCACGATCGCGCCGCCCGGCATCAAGCGCGTGTAGAAGGTCGAGCGATACCAGTTCCACACCTTGTCAC